CCGTTATTTCGTTATGATGCGTCATATCCGTTGCAAGCGTGTCCATCAGTTCCATCCAGCGCCGCCCCGTCGCTATATGCGACTGTCTCCAGCGCGTATAGTCCTCGTCGTTTTTGGGATTTATGCCCTGCGCTTTCAGTTCCTCACGCCGCCTGAAATCCTCAGCACGGAACTGTTCCAGATACCGGAGCGCCTTTGCCCGCGCCTCCGTTGCCGCCTCCCGGTATTCGTCATATATCAGGCGTTCGAGGCCGTCAAGGATAAGGTCAACCTCCATCCGGCCTTCATCACGCCCTGAAACGCTGACAGCGTCCCTGCGCGGCACGTATCGCTTGTCTTTAGGTATACCGGCCATGAACGCTCACTCCCGCCTTGTCAAGCCCGTGCGCGGCTGTCATGTGCCTTGCTCTGTCGGCTCTTCCTTTTCCAGTGCCAGTTCCGGCTCTTCCTGCACGGGCGGTTCAGCGATCATGCCGAGCCGCGCAAGGTCTGTCGCCGCCTTTTCCCGCTCAATTTCTTCAATGTCATCAACGACGCCCAGATAGGTCGCAAGCAGTCGCGTCGAAACCGTTTCGCCGAGGAATTGCGCCGCCGCGATGACATTGTTGATGTTTTCGCTTGCATTGATCGTTTCATAATACTGGAACGAAAATGTTTCCGTGTCCGGGATGCCCGCGATCTTGAATATACCGTAAAGGAACTCAATAACCTCGTATTCGAGCAGTGTACTGTTCAGCCGCTGATTCGTATATGCCGAATTGATCGCGGTCGCCGTAAGATTGCCCGCATTGAGCTGTTCCGTCATAACCCCGCGCATATTGTCGAAAAGCATCTGTTTCAGGCGGACAGCGCCGTTTTCGTTTGCCTGAAATTGCACCGTTATCTGATGCGGCTCGATCTTTTCGCCCTCGTTGTTAGTGTGCGCAACATGGTTTTTCAGCAGATGCGACAGGAAATTCGCGTCATCAATATCGTCCATCCCGCCGTAACCTTGCAGAACCCAATAGATCAAATCGCCCTCGCTGATGTTGTTTATCAGCTGACTGTTTACAAGATCAATCGCCGTCAGTGTTGAAATATTGCCGGTGATTGCGCTCTGCTTGAGTATGTTATACAGCGGATAAATCGGGAGCACGGATGCCTCGCCCATGTCCTCCGAATATACGCCCTGCACTTCACTGCTCACTCGTTGCGTCGTGTATGCCCGTTTTTCTTGCTGGAGTACGAGCGCATTCCCCTCGACCTGCGCGTAAACGGTAAAGCCGTCCTCCTCGTACAGAACAGCCGTCATCGGTTTCTTAGGGTCAATCCGCCAAAACCGGATGCCCGCGCGGATTGTGCCCGTGTATTCATCAGGGAGCGCGGCAAACTGCTCAAAGGGGAAATGAATCAGGTTTTCCCCGTCGAAATAGCCGTAAGAAACGCCGCTGTTCCGCGCGTCAATGAAGATTTTGCGGAGCGTGCCGTCAAAGTTGCGCCCCAAACGCTCTTTCACCTGCGGATTTTTGAACGACACGCCGTTTGCGAGCAAGTGCGCCGCGCCCGTGTCGATAATCAGCGGATAATAGGCGTTCAGGAGTTTGTGATTTGGCGTTACATTGTCAGGATGCGGCATACCGAGGAAATCATAGATAACCTTTTCGACAAGCAAAATGTCCGGATTCCGGTGTTCGTAGTACGCCCGCGCCTTCTTTGCAACACGGTACTGCTCCGAACTGATATGGTTCGCGATCGCGGATTCTACGAACGCAATACGGCGGATTTCATCGTCCCCGCAGTTCTGTAAATCTTGAAACGTGTACACTCGCTGAGCACCGCCTTTTCATTGTTCATAATGCCACGCTAAAAAAGCGCCATGACCTCTGTCTGCTTTTTTGTGATGTGCAGTGTATAGCACATATAGCGCATCGCGTCCATCGCATGATCGTTTTCCTTTACCGGCCTGTCCTCGCCGGGCGAATCATCCCATACATAGGACTCTATTTCCTTGATGATCGCCTTGCACGCGGGATTGAGTTTCAGCTTTCCTGTATGGAGCGCCGTTGCCGTTTCCCGTATACCGCTCACAACATCATTTTTCGCTTTGACGATCTTGTAAAAATGCCGCTTGCGCAGTGTTGCGATGAACGAGGCCGCAGACGGGTCAATGATCGTCAAGAGCCGCCCGCCCTGCAAAAAACTGAGCACGCCAGCGCTCGCAGAACAGCCCTCCGGCACATACGCCCGCAGAAATGCCTCCAGATCATCAGCATACTCTTCATCGGTCTTTTGCGCCCGCTCTGTCCGTCCGGAGTAGTAGTATTCTTTTATCAGATACCATGTCTGCCCGTATTTGCCCCATAGCAACGCCGCAAAGGCGTTCTGAGTGCCGTAGTCTATAGACATACAGTAACGCTCTGCTCGCGCGACAGGCGGCTGACAAAGCGTGTCAGCATACATGGGATAAATCAGGCCTTCCGCCTGAACCCATCTGCCCAAAATAAACCGCTCGTAGAATACGCCGGTGTATTCACGTTTGATGTTTTCGATATAGTCTGTCGGGAGCGTCGTATTGTCCGCGAGCAAAAAACGAAAATCGAGGAGCGAAAGTTCCTCGGCGCGATCAATATATTCAGCTTTGAGCCAGTGCGTCGGGCTTTCCGGGTTTGTGGTCGCGATCAATTTCGCGCCCTGCAAACGTAAACGGGAAAGGAGCATAACAAAAAAGTCGCGCGGCGCTTGCGTTGCCTCGTCCAGATACGCGCCCTGCAATGTCAGGCCTCGGATTTTCGATTCCGACCGGTTATCATTTGCGCCCTCCAGCAGAACGCGCCGCCCGAACAGTTTTCCTTCCTTCTGCGCTATGCTATACTGGAAATTGCTTTCGCCGACAAGTTCCTGCAATAGCACGAGGCAATTCCGTTTCAGCGTTGTCAGCGATTTGGCGCACATCATGTATAACTTGTCCTCCGGCATAGTTGCCACAAAGAACGCCCACAAAACGAGGCTGACCCATGTTTTGCCAGAAGAAACGCTCCCCTCAAGGATGTTCAGGCGTTTGAGCCGGTTCTCCTGCCACGCCCGCATCAGTTCCTTCTGCTTCGCCGTGTAAATCATCTTTCAGCCCCTCAATCAGCTGTTCCAGAATGCCATTTCGCTGTTCGCCGCCGCCGCGCAAGAGTTCCGTCCGCGCCTTTATGCTTTCCGTTTCGGCCACAAGATGCTCGCGCTGTTCCTTTGACATTCCGGCGCTTGTCAGTGCGATCAAAAAGTCCATCGCGCGACCCCAGTTTCTACCGTTCGGATTTCCGAGGTTCTGTATCAAACCGCGCTGGACTAATTCGAGGCCGGTAAATGTCGCGCCGTTTTTATCCGTAAACGAACCGTCGAGCAGTCTTTGCGCCATTTTGCGCATATCTGCTTTCTCGCGCCGCGCTTTGCCGGACGCAATGCCGCCCTTTCTTCCACTTTCTCGCGCTTCTTCGGCGCTTCGCTCATGGAATCCGTGCCCTTTCAAATTGTCGCTATTCATTGCCGCTTTACCGCCTTTCCTCGCGACAATGCGCGGTATTTGTTTCAGTATATAATATCATCGGCCAGCAAACGGACAAGCGCATTCAACGGCGCGTCCTCCTCAAACTGCGTCGCCGGGTTTAAATTATATACTGCTGTGATTTTTGTTTCCGGGAATGCAAGTTTCAGGCAGACAAGTGTTTCCCCGCTCCCTGTCGGAAGATTGATTGCCTCCGGTAAAATTCGAAGCGCAAAGTAAAACTCGTCTGACACATCAAGCATACAATCAATCGGAAGATGGCCGCTTGTCGCATCAAAGTATCCGGGGAATGCCGCGCGGATTTCGCCGACGCGAAACCACCTGTTCGACTGCAAATCCCCTGTCGGGCTGATGTCAAGCGTTTTTACGCCCGCTTCTTTCAGTGCCCGTGATGCATTGCCGCAACTAAAGCAAACGGCCTTGTCAAGCCCGTGCGCGGCCATGTAGCGCTTGATTGCTATTGCCCGCAGTTGCTTGTTATTGAACCGGAAGAGTTCAACTCCCATAATTCCTCAGATTCCTTAATCGTTTTTCCAGCGGGAGCGACTTTGCGAACAGGTCAGGCCGGTGAGCGGTCTTAGATGTTGCAAGCGTGTCCCAGCAATGTGCATAGAACGCCGGGTTCTTTGCGATCTTCCCAGCCTCCACGAGCAGGATGTACTCCATAGCGCACTTGTAACAACTTCCGCATCTGCCCGGCATCAGCTTGATGTGATATTTCTGCTCGTTTTTGACGTGCAGACTTTCACGAAAGCGGAGCGGCGAAATGCAGGAGGAAACGCATTCGAGCGCGCCCTTGTCGAACAGGTATTGGAGCCGCTCGTATTTCTTTTCGTTATCCGGTATGAAAACGAGTTCGGCCTGTTCAAAACGTTTGCGCACGCCGTTCCAGAATGCAAGATAGACCTCGGCGCTGTCAGTGATCGTAAAGCCGACAACCGCCTCCGACAGCGGAGTTGTCCAATCGCTCCCGATTGCATACCGGTATATCCCGCGCGCAATGCCTATATCCAGCATGATGGACAATATCAGCTGATTTTTGAACGGGTTGTCGGGGAACACCTGCCGAGGCGCTTTGAACTTTGCCGGAATATATTTTGCCCCGGCTTTTCGTGCCGCGTCGCGTGCATAGCGCTCCTCAAAGCTGGAGGAGGATTTATTCAGCCCGGCGACATGCACCGCCGTGACATCATATCCCTGCTCCTGCAATTTATACATCAGATATACACTGTCAAGCCCGCCCGACAGCGCGATCATGACTTTCCTGTTCTCCGGGAGGCGCTTCACCGTGCCGCGCATTTCAACGGCGTTGAACCGCGTGCCCCATCCGCATTTTGCGGCGACATGCCCGGCAATCTGCTTGTATTCGCTCGGCACGTTTGCCTCTGGCCGCTTTTCTGTGAATGCCGTATAGAGCGCAAGGCCGATTTCGTAGAACATACGTTATTCCTCGTCCTCTTCCTCCGGCATATCAAACCGCAGTTCCGGGAATTTTGCGGCAATATGCTCCGGATTGCCCTTGAAAAAGACAAGGACATTTTGATGCATTTTGCCGACTTTACGTGATTTCATACTGCGTCCGGCGCGCCGAGGGAGCGTGCCTGCGGAGTTGATTAAGACAAGTTCGTTGTAATAGGCAAAACCGCAGTTCAGCATACACGTGATTGTGTCGCCGACGAAATTTCTGTAAATGCCGGTTTTCTTGTCGCGGATTTCGCCGACTTTGATCGCCAGGAACGTGTCCTCTGCCAGCATGTCAAAACACTGCTGAAAGATGTTTTGGTATTGCCGCATGAACTCCTCATATGTGCCGAGCGCGCTCATGTCCTCTTTGCTGTATTCTTCGAGGTCATAGTACGGCGGGGACGTAAAGCAAAAGTCGAAACCGCGCTGTTCAATGAGGTTTGAAATGCTGTTACTGTCGCCGCAGATGTAAGTCACTCCCGGATAGGCCTTTACGGCCTCGGCATTGACATCGACCTGATCTTGCCGAATTTCGACTGCCGTGTATTTGTAGCCGCATTCACCTGCGACAACGCCTTTCGTCTGTTCGCCGCCGAACGGGTCAAGGATGTGCCCGCCATCGGTGCAGAACCACTTCATCATGACCTCCGCCAGCACGGGGTCAAAGTTCGATGTTCCGCCGTTGATGGAATCGACGAAACCGCCGTTTGAGGTAAATTTGCCAAACTCGCCGTCGCGCGTCTGCGAAAGATCGCCGGTGATTTCCTTCCACTGCGCACGGCGCTCCATCCAATAGCCTTGTCTTGTGTCAAGGACGGAAAACGGCGGCACGATGAACGAATCAATCAGCTTTGCATGCTCCTCGGCCTCCTCCGCCTCTTCCTCGCCTTCAAAGACAAGCGGCTCGACCTCAAAATCAAACGCGCCCATGTCAATTTCCTGAATCTGCGCGAGTTCGATATTCAGTTTTTCCATATCGAACCCGGAGTTCATCGTCAGCTTGTTATGAATAAGCGCATATGCACGGCGCTGTTCATCAGTGAGGGAATCGAGGCGGATAATGGGAACCTCTGTCATTCCCAGTTCCTGCGCGGCCATGAGCCGCCCGTGCCCCTCAATGATCTCGCCGTTTTTCCATACGGCAATCGGGTCATCGAAGCCGAGCAGTTCGATAGAGCGTTTGATCTGCTCAATCTGCTCGGGGGGATGGAGTTTCGAGTTGCCATCATATGGAGTAATGCTATCAATCGGCACGTATTCGATTTCCAGTTTCATATTTCCCTCACCATACGAAAAGCCGCGCTGTTCCCTGCGCGGCCTTGCTTGATTTTTGATCGTTAAGAAATGGGAATGCCGCCGGTTATTCCCAGCGGCATTCAAAGGAGTGTGCTTGACAGCGGAGAGTGCTTTCGGCGTGTTGCTCCATTTACATTATACTCATTTCGCCAGGTGGATTCAAGTGGATTTTAGTGGAACTTTTCGCGCCCGTGCCGAAATTTTGCAGTTTCCTGCACGTGCCGTTATTGCGCCCCGGCTCTGATCTTTTCGATTTCCGCAAGCGCTTTCGGATGCAGATCATGCGTCAGATAGTGATACGTATATCCGAGTTCTGCCGCAATATGCTCCCATGAATCGCCGCCGATATACCGGCAAACGAGTATCGTCTTGAGCCGCCCGTCATTCACCTGCTGAATTGTGCTGTCAATTTCCTGCCGTGTTTCTGCCAGTGCCCCGATACGCGCTGTAATTTCCCGCTCGATTTCGTCAATCTTTTCAAAGGCGCGCGGGATTTTGTCGGCATTCGGCGCGGTATTGCCGCCCTCGCCTCCGAACGTGAGCGTCACGGCTTGCAACTGTTTTTTGATTTCCTCGGCCTCCGCTTGCAGGGCATTGATTTCCAGCCGTGCGAACCTGTACTGTTTCAGATACTCAGTTGTAGTCATCGCAGATGCCCTCCGTTATCAGTCGCGAATATGGCAGCGTTTCAATCCATGCGCAGAAATTTCTCCACTCCAGCAATTTGTGATGTCGCCGCGCCCGGTACATTGCCCGGAGCGCCGCATAGCTAATCATCATCGTCCGTTTTTGGTTGAACGATTCCGGCAGAAGCTGAACCATATGCCGCCAAACGCCCCGGTCTTGCGTTTGCAGGTATTGCTTGCGCAAATACTCCAGCGCGCCGATGATCGCCGTATCAGCCGCGCTGTCGCTGTCAAGGCTGAACATATCCCGCGTGATTTCGTATTTGTGCAATGTATGCATCGTCGAGCAGGAGTTTTTTTCAACTCCGGCGCGATACGTGTCCGCCTCTTTCCACCAATACAGCGGAGCGGTCACATCACAATACACTACAATCATTCGCATGAATTTGCTGTGGTCTGTACCGGCGCGAACGAGGCGGAGCGCAAGTTCCATGTCCGCCTCACCCACGTGAAATTCCGGCGTTTCGTCAATGCCCGTGTATCTGATACCGCTGTCCGATTTGTCCCAACTGTCCAGAGGGTTTCGCATTGCGCGGAGCGCCGGTTCAATCCCGGCGACCTCCGCCTTTTCAATTTTGATCATTTGTTATCCCTTTCCCGTTTTGCCTTCCTGCATCTGCGCACGCTGTCACTCACATACGCAAGAAACTGTCCGTATCTTGCCCGCTCCCCTGCCTCCAGCGCCCGGCGCTCGGCCTGTTCCGTTTTCCACGTGCCGTATCGTTCGCATTTCCCGTGACAGCCCTGCGCGCGATCGCCGCAATCCTTGCAAGGCGCGTCGCTATTTCTTGTCATCATTTTCACCTCTGCATTCGCCGAGCGCATAGCATGTCAGGAGCACGCCCCACGCCCATCCCAGGCAAAAGAACATCGCCGCATTTACCATTTCGCTGTCGCCTCCTCATTGAGCCATTTCTGGAGGCATTGTTCGCATCCGCCCGGTTCGCATTCGTGCTCGCGCCCGTCGATTCCTTCCAGTACGCAGATATATTTTTTCGTCAGTGCCGCGTCAAATAAGTTATTTTGCATTCTGAGGAGCAGATCGTACTCATTCGTCTGCAATAGCCGCGCACGGTTTTTCATTTGCCCCACTTCCCTTCCAGCGCCTCAATCCGCGCGGCCTGTTCCCGTAACGCTTGCCGGAGCAGGTCGTTTTCCTGCATCGTGAGCCGCGTCTGCTCCCGTTCCAGCTTGCGCCGCTCCCTCGCCTTGCGCCGCGCCTCCCTCATGTAGTTTGCTTTGTTCAACCGGGTTTGATTTGCCGCGCACTCCGGGCAATACTTTGTCGCCATCGCAGCATACCAATCCTGAAGCAATAGCCGCCGCCCGCAGGAAATGCACCGTTTCACCACTCCTCCGGATTCGTCGATCATCATATCACCGCCCCTTTCTTATATTCAACCGTTTGTATCCTGCATTGCGTTTCCGCGCCCCTGTAAATAACAATAGCAGAGGGGAACGGCGCGGCATTTCCCGGCTCGCCGTTTTCGCCCGTGAATCTGATCCGCCCGCGCACAAACCTGATTTCAGAGCACTGTCCGAATATCAGGTCGTGCCAATAGCTTGTATCAGTCCGCGCCGGAATCAGGAGTACGCAAGTCGCGCCCGTTTTCGCCGCCTCTGTTTTTGCCTTTGCAATCCACTTTGCAATCTGCCGCCCATACGGGGGATTCACAAATGCCGTCCGCCCCCCCCAACTTGATTTCAGCCCATCTTCCTTTTCCGTGAAATGCTCTGCGCACTTTGCGGATTGCTCTGTGCAGCACGGGTCAAGCTGAAATTCGAACTCTTTGTGCAACGGCGCATATACATAATCGGGAGTACACCAATAATTGCTCTTGCTACTGAAAAACAACGTTTCGTCCATAGTCCCCTCCCCCGCTTTCCTTAGTTTTTTCCACTGTTTTTTCCACGGCATTCCGCTATTCCTCGTCTTTACCGCTCAGCAAAACGGCCAATTTATAAAGGTCGAACACGCGCTGGATGATCTCTTGATTCAACGCCTCGCGCTCGGCCTCGGCCATGTCTCTCAGGTGTTCGGTTGACGGGTTCTGTCCGTCCGCAAAAAAGTCAAACGAATGATTCTGGCCGCTGACGCTCTGCCATTCCATGCGAAACGCTCGCTGTACTTCGTCCGGCTTGCAGAGCCGCAAATCAATCAGCATGTTGTCAAGCGTTTCAAGTTCATTTGCACATCGGGCGAGCGCCTGGATTTCCCTCTGCATCTGTGTCGTGTTGAAGTACCAATCGCATTCCTTCTTTCGCTTGCGCCGGATATAGATTTCCGCGGCCACGAATGCCGCAATGCCGACCCAAATCGCCGCGATCATTCTGAACCACTCTCCTTGACCAGTTTATGCGCCCGGAGCCATGCAAACCGCGTTTGTTCCTTTACCTTTTCACGGCACTCGCCGCAGTACTTCCCGTTCGGCGATGCCGACACGAACCGCGTCCCACATACTCGGCACGCGAAATTATACTGTCGTTTCATGCCGTGTCCCCCCTTCGCCGCATTCTTGTGCGCCCGTTTTCCCGGCACGCCTCGCATAACAGATAGCCGGTATCTTCAAGCGGTCTGCCGCAGTTCGTGCAGAGCATATCAAGCGCCCGCGCCTTGTTCCTTTCCTGTATCCATGTATGCCGCTTTTTCCTGCAGACAGCGCACAAAGTTCCTTTCCCGTCAGTTTCCGCCCTGCACAGAACGCACAGTCCCGCCGCTTTCCGCTCTCTGTATTCACCCTTCGTCAAACTGGCTCACCTCCAAATCAACGCCGAGCGCCTTCAAACTCTGATAGAGCATCGAGGCCTTGTATTCCTTGCCGAGTATGCCCTTTTCCATCAGAACAAACTCCCGCTCCACTGCATCCTTCAGTTTGTTGAGCCGCGCCGTGCCGTATCCGAATTGTGTATGCATAACCCAAAGAACCGTCGCGAAAATCTGATACTGCAAATTCAGCGCGCAGTCCGGGCAAACGGTTTTCATCTGCCGCTTGACTTCCTCAATAGCCGTTTTCTTTGCGAGTTGCGCTTGCTGTGATCTGCTCACAACACTGTAATTCGCTTTCACTGTTTCAGCCCCTTTCGCCGATTGCTTTTCTGCCAGTGCGCACAGAGTACCATGCCATCGCGTTATATCCGATATAGTGATTATCGAGGGCGCAATAGCATTTCACGCGCCCCCAGTCCCCGCACTCCGGCACGCGGATATTATACCTGCATGAGCCGCAGACCATGCCGCTGTCCTCCTCGTCCTGCTCCATGATCGTGATTTTCTTTTTCAAATCAATGTTGCCCGCCATGTAATCCCCCTGTCGTGCATTGTGCGCCGTTTGTAGGCGGGTTTCCCTGTTTTGCAATATAATCAGCCCGCTGAGGAGAAGCCCGCCTGAAAACGCCTGTCAGCCCGTTTCCTGTCCCTGCGCGATCGCCTCTTGAATCAGGAGCATCTGTTCCTGTTCCGGCAAACACTTTTTCGCCCGCGCGCCAAACATATCCGTCAGCCGGTACGCCTCGCCGAATACCGCCATGCAAGCCCGATACAATTTCGGTTCGAAAATGCGCATTATCCGCAATTCATCGGCAATTTCAAGTGAAAACGGGCATCCGCAGCATCCTGTCCTCGTCATTCCATACACTTCATAGCAGTCGGAGTATACAATGCCCTCGGCCAGTTTGAAATCCTGTTTTTCATCGCTATTCCACCAGAACAACGGCATATATTTATCCGCTTTATGATCGCGCTGTTCAAAACATGTTTTATGAACCATTGAGCGCGTCCCCCCTTCTCCGCGCCGCTCTCCGGTTACATTCAGGTCAATGTGATGCTCTTTTATATATTTGTAAATAGGCCGCTTTTTTGATTCAACGCAGCATTTTTCGCTCACTTTGATGTCGTGCTCTTTAAGGTATATCGCAAGCCGCATCTGTCCCTCCGTAAAACAAAGCGAAGAAATCTTTGGCAAATCCTCCCTGTATACGCGCCGCCGTGCCCATTCTTTCCCGCGCATGAACGAATTTATCATTTTTGCCTTTGCCTTGCTCAAAATCGGTACGCCGCACTCCCGTACCACCGCCGGAACAGGCCGTCCCCGTATCCGCTCAATCTGGATGCCGTATTTCTGCTCCAGGTCGCACAAATGCCGCTTTGTCGCCTCGTACTCCAGCCCGGTGTTCACGAAAACGAAATGGCACTTGTAAAGCAACTCCGGGAAATACTTGCATACGAAATGCACGATGCAATCGCTATCCGAGCCGCCGCTCACGGAGATCAAAATTTCCGAATGATCGTTGAAATGCGTCCACATCTTCGCCGCCGTTTCGCGCACTTTCATGCGCGTTTCCTCCAGCCGGTAGATGCTTGTATCAATCTCATAAGGGTTCATGTCAATAGCCTCCTCCGAACCCGGTGTCGCTGATGCATACTTTCACGCCAGCGCGCTCCCGGTATGCCTTTCGGATAATCAATGTCGTAATCTGTGCATCGTCACGGTACGCAATTCCATTCAGCGCGTCGCATACAGCTTTCGCCACGTTGTCCGCGTCCGGTTTCACTGTCGGTTTGATCGTACCGTCCAGCATTGCCGCCCGCTTTTTCTTTGATACGCTTTTCGGCGGTTCAAAGTACGCAAACACCATCACCGAAAGCTGAGCCTCGCCGAAATACGTGCCGGTCTGCGCCCTGTATGCCGCCGCAACGGCTTTCTCATATGCCCGTGTCTTTGCCGGAGTATATGCCCCGTGCCGTGTCACGCGCGGCCTCGCTTTGCCCTGCGGCTTGCCCTCCACTTCAAACACCGTGTTCATCAATACACCTCCATCAGCCCGTCGCACATTCGCAGGATGTTGTTCAGCGTCCGCCCGCTATTGCCGAGCGCCTTTTTACAGATCGCATACGCAATCCCCTTTTCAGGTTCATACAGTCCGCCGCGATTGCACTTAACCACCGTTTTCGTCCCGTCCTCCCAAAAAATGATTGTCGCCGGGGCATTCAAAATCACCTTTACCGGGTTCGGAAACGCCGGGGGCGTTGCGCATTCAAACTTTTCCTTCGCCTCATTGAACCCGCGCCCGTAACCTGCGCTATACGCCGCCGCACATTCCGCCTCCCGCGTTGCCTCAAACTCGCGCTGTGCTTTGTTCTCGCCGCATTTCCACCCGGAATCAAACGCCCGCGAAACATCCGTTGTAATATCGTTCATTCAGCCGCCCTCCTTTTCAGTTCCGCCTCAATCCGTTCGCGGAACGAAAACCACGTATCGAAATTCAGGTCATCACCGAACCCGTATTCTCGAATATCCCGCGAAATCACGAACAAATCCTTGTTACTCAGTTCCCGCAAGTGCGCCGAGATAAACCGCGTCACAATTTCGGGCATATATGTCGCGCGCCCGATTGCATACCGTACCGCGCAGATACAAAGCGTGCCGAAATCTTCGTCACCGTCCATTTTAACGTACATCCGCCTCGCCATCCTTCCTCGCCGCTCTAATCTCAATCACAAGGCATACCGCAAGCCGCAAGATTTCAAGCGCGAGCCATATTGCCGCGGCTATTTCAAAGATTTTCATTCAGTCCTCCCTTTCTGCTGGGTGCGGTAGCGGCATCCAATGCGAAGGCCGAATCATCATCGGAAAGCCGTCCGGTCCGTACCATCCGTCCTCGTCATAGAAGGCCACTGTCACTTCCACACATTCACGGAATGTCCGCGCCGCCGCTTCTTCAATCGTCTCGCCGTTCTCAGGAAATACAAGGTCTGACCCGTAGACGGTCACAATCACGCGCTGGCCTCTGCCCGGCATTGCATCCTTGCAGGAAATCCACTCGCCGGAGGCCGGTACTGTCGGCGCATCCTCTATCACATCAAGGATAGGCTTCAGTTCTTCTTGCATTCTTCTTCCCTCCAATCAATGTAGTCTGGATGCCTGCACCGAATAAACTCGTCAATATACAGCCAAATCTGAATCGTACTGCTATCTTCCGGCTCAATAGCCATAACGCGGCAATCGTACCACGGTACAAGGAAAACAGACGTAATTTCGAACTGCACGTGCGTTTCTTCCTCGCACATCGCGCAAAGTATGACTTTATACACGCTCTGGTTTCTGTCATCAATCTCGCCGTTTTGCGCCCGTAGCGGGAACAAGTCCTTGTCAATCATAAGCAGTACATCAATCAGCCTTACATCCTGCATTGGAATTTTCTTCATTTCTTCCCCCTCTTTTCCCATGCGTCCATCCTCGCACCGCAATGCGGGCAGAATTCATATTCGACGCGCCCCGTCCAGTCTCTTACCTGCTCGCACCACCGTTTGCACCGTGTACACCGTGCCGTGCAAAGCGTATGTTCGCCGGATTTTGCTTTCACATCTTCCCACTCGTTCATTTCCCACGCCGCATGATTGAATGATTCCGCCGGAATCACCGGCAGAAGGAGCAGCTCCGAGATTGCGCCGGAAATTGCCTCAAGCATTCCGTGAGTTTCAGCCATTTCATCGGCAGTTCCTTTGTCTGCATCTCGCGCAATATCCTTCCGCCATTTATCAAGCACCTTTTCGAGCGCGTCGCCGTCAATCGGTCGCATTCTGTTCACCTCCTTTTATCTATTCCTCCATAAGACACCCATGTGCAATAACTGCATTTTTCGCACACATAACCGCGCCCGCCCTGACTATCTGTGCCAAAATGCTTTAATTTTCCGCCGCAATTGGGGCATTTGCCGCCGTTGTATGCCTTTTTCTCCGTGATAAATCCCAAAACTGGTATAGATAATACAGATGCAATCAATGCAATAATTAATATTCTGCTCATCCTGTTCCCCACCTGCAAATCATACGCGCCCCGCAGTGCGGGCAATATGCAAATGCTTCGCTCATGCTGTCAAGCCCGTGCGTCGACATAAACGGCAATTCGTCGCTATATTTCCATCTGCACGCGGAGCATCTCAGTTCGCAGCACCCTTCAATCCACCGCCCACGCCGTACCGGCTCCGCCTCGATTGTCGGCATTCTTTCGAGTTCGTCAATCGTGGCGTCAATCAATTCAATCTGTCTCTCCGTCGCCCACGCGTTCATAACATCAAGCTTCATTTCCTCTTTCTGCATAAGGCGTTCACGCCATGCTTCGAAAGTCTTTTTCAGCGCGTCCGCGTCAATCAGTCTCATTTCTTCCCCCAATCGTCCTTGTCCTCGTCAGCCGCCCTGCAGAAAGCCCATGCAAAGAAGTAGCAGAGGCCGACTGCAATCGCTATCGCTATCTTCCACATATGCATCCCCCGTTCTCCGCCGTTTTCAGGCGGGTTTGTGATTTGCGCGTTTGCAAGTAAAATCATTCACGCCGCGCAAAATCTCAAGTCCCAAAAAACCATCTCCGGTCAATCTCCATCTTCGCACCGCAGTGCGGGCAATAGTTCGTCGCCTTGTCTGCCGTTCTGCCGCATACGGAGCACCGCATTTCCGCTTTCGGCTTTCCGTTGTCAAAGTAGATCATAAACTTGCGCCATGTGCCGCTTTTCGCCGGAATCACTTTCGGCTCCGGTTTCGGCTCTGCCCAGATCGAATAGAGCACGCCGAGCGCGTAGCCGAGGCCGTCATATTGCCCCTTCTGATACTCCGTCATGTCAATGCTCGGTATCTGGCTCAGTGCCCGCTCTAAGATCGCCGCCGCGTATCCACGGCTAATCAGTTCCCTTTCCATTGCATCCCCCTGTCGCGCCCGTAGCGCTGATTTTAGGCCTGTTCACTTTTTACGGCTAATTAACCGCGCATAGGTGTATCGCGCGCCTGTCGCGCTGTACGCGGCTGTCAGGGCTATTTGTCAGCCCGTTGTCTGTTCTGCGCCGTGAATAACCCTGATTTCCTCCGCTTCGCCGTCTGCCAGCGCGTTCCGGATAATGTCGCCGCATTTACTCACCGAAAGGCCGGTTCGCCGTGCAATGTCCCTCGTCCTTGCATGGAGCGCCCAAAGTCGGAGCACCTCTTTTTTCTTCGGCTCTGCCGTGTAATGCGATTCCGCATAATTCCCTCTTGTATGCGTCACTCTATCCCCTCCCCGCTTTCATTCTATAGTTTCTGCCGTTGCCGCGAATCTGTATCTTGCTCCCTGGCGTTTTTTCGGATATGCGCCCGCCGAGCGCCTCATCAAAACCGCAAATTTCGTCAAGCAGAAACTCCGTTGATAAGATCGTCGCGCGGTCGGCAATATACCGAGCATTGATTATTTCAAATGCATATCCAATCGCCGAGTCTGTCGGCCTCTTGTTTGCAGGGGTTTTCAGAAAGTCATCCAGATACAGCACATCAACGCCGCGGAGGCTGTCCATCAGATCGCCGCGTTTCCTGTCATCGAACCGCGTCTGTTCGAGCCGGTGCAGTACATCGCTCCATACCTCATATCGCACTTCCCGTCCGTCCTTTACAAGCTGAGCACATACCGCTGTACACAAATGCGTCTTTCCCGCTCCGCTGTTCCCGGCAATATAGAGCCAGCGTTTGCCACCCTCTTCCGCATACCGTACCGCGAGCGCCTTTGCTTTCCTCTGCCAGTCCTCCTCCGTCGTGTATGCATCAAAGGTGAATTGATCTGCATTCCGAAGCCCTGCGCGAGCAAGCCCGTCAATGAACCGCCGTTTCTTCATGCACTGGCATTCATACATCGCCGTCCCCCATCCGCCTGTCGGTTTCATGATGTAGCCCTTGTTCCGGCATACCGTACAATCAACGCCGCGCAAGCCGCCTGTCTGTTCATTGTAGCTGTCGCACTGAAACTGAGCGTGCCGTTCTGCATACTCTTCCGAAAACGGTTCAGCGGCCTGTCCCGCGTTTGCCTCCCATCTCTGCATCAAGTATGCAAAGGCCGTGTCAAAGTCAGATAACCTCGCTGTCCCAGTATCCAGCCCATTGATTTCCACCGTTTACACCTCCTTGAGTTCCGCCGCGATCGCCGTCACGCTTTTCCCATGTCCGAACAGCGGCTTTCCAGTCTTTCATCTTGTTGCGCCCCACCATCCAGTCTTTCATTTCGTAAAAGTCAACGAACCGTTGAGGGTCTACATTGTTCCCACGCTCTTCGCAGTATGCTTTTACTTCTTCAACGGTCGGGGGAGTGAAGCGCTTGCGCTTCTCGCCGGTTTTTGCACTACTCTCTATATTATTATTTATTACTGTATCTGTATCTGTTACTGTATCTGTATCTGTTACTGTATCTGTATCTGTTACTGTATCTGTATCTGTTACTGTATCTGTATCGTTTGTATGCGTTTGTATACATGTGTATACATTTGTATCACTTGTATGCTTCTGCATTGCCCAACGTTTATTCACCGCCGCGCGCCGTTTTTCGCAGGTTCTATCCCATTTTTCACCGTCCCGGTCAATCTGCGCGGCCATAAAGCTGAACGCCATTGCAACCATCCCGTCATCGGTTTCGAGCCGCTCGCCCGTTTTGCCGTACCGGAGGAGCGCCTTTATCAGCGCCCCTGCCTGTTCGTCTGTCATCATGTCCCACTGGCTAATCGCGTCATAGTACAGCATCATTGATTTCCGCTCAGCCATCTGCCTTCACTCCTTAAAACGGCATTTCGCCGTCCACCAGCACTTCCTCCGCAAAGCTGTCATCACCATTTGCCGCGCTCGTGCCGTTTGCCGGTTTCTTGCTTTCGGCAAAGTACACATTTTCGGCGGTCACGGTATACGAGTAGTGTTTCACGCCGTTCTTGTCCTCATAGTTGTTATTATGGAGCGATCCTTCGATAATAATCGCTGTTCCCTTGCTGAAATACTTGTCAACAAACTCCGCCGTCTTGCGCCATGCAATGCAGTCGATAAAGTCCGTTTTCTTGTCGCCGTCCTTGCTGTATGTCTGGTCGACCGCGATCGTTATCCGGCACACTGCAATTCCGCTCGCCGTCGTTCTCAAATCCGGGTCTTTCGTGAGCCGCCCGTGCAAAAATACTCTGTTCAGCATCGTTTATTCCTCCAGGTAGTTTTTACCGAATGCGCGGCGAAAGTCCTCTGCCGTCCATCCGTTTTCTTCCATTGCTTTTCTTTGCCCGTATTGATGCAAGTAAAGCATCGTGCGCGCGTTCCTATGCACTGCAAATTCCCCGGTTCTGTGGCACTGCTCACAAAGCGTCACCGTCAGGCCGAGCGCCTCTGATTTTGCTCGCATTGCAGCACCGAAAATATGATGAGTTTCGAGCCGCCCGGCGTGCCGGTTTCGCTTGCAGAGGAAACACGTGTCATCCCGCATTTGCTTCCTCCCATTTATCCAACATTGCCGCGATCTCTGCCGGAGTGCGGCTGTCAATGCCCCACTCCTTGCAGTCCTGAACCGCAAGATCAATCAGTCTTGTCATCTGCCGCGTGTCATAGGTTGATGAACCGTAAAACGCGCGCACGTTGATGCATCCCGGCAGTTTTGAGGGCATTTTTTCGGCAATCCAGCCGATACCGCGTGATTCCCAAACCTTGCAGAACGCTTCCGCCGCTCCTGCCTTTACGCACAATATATCGAAATTGCCTCCGATTTCACGGATGTGCTCTCTATATACAGTTGTCACATCTACTTGCGCCGCGGCGGCTATTTGCCCAACGAGCGTCCAGTAATACGCATTCGCATCGAGGCTCCGCTTGCGCCGGTACTCTTTCAATTCAAGCACATATTCCTGCTCCGGATTGCAACTGTCAAAGAAACCTGCTATCAGTGCCATGATACGCGGCATGTCGGCGCGCGTGAACCGCTCTGTCATACCTTTACGCCGGTCTGATCGCGTGCCTCAGCGAGTTGCGCACGTTTGAAACAGGTCAGGCAAACGCCGCCAGTCTTAACGGCAAACTCGCGCGGCGAGAGCACCTTGCCGTCTTTTCCCTTAAAGGATTTGATTTCCCCGCCGCACTGCGCACAATGCACGGCCTCCTCGTCCTCTGCCTCCGGCAAATCCTCGCCCGCGTAAATGTACAGGCCGAGGCCGAACATCGCCATATTCTTCACGAGGCAGCGCATAATGGATTTATTGATCGCGTACATGTCAGCCGCGCCGGGTTTCAGCGGTTTGTTATTATAGTCGAGTACCGGGAGCCACATTTCATGAGTAACGCCCGCCGCAGTGATCTTTGTGAAAACCATGTATCCGGTCTCAGGGTCGCAAATGTACGGGAGGCCGTTCGGCTGCTTCACAATCTCATACACCGCGTCCGGGCACGCCTCCTTGAATCGCGCCCATGCCCAGCACCAACTCAGATACGTGAATTTCCCCTTTTTTTCGGCCTTGTCGTTTACGTTCAGGTCAATCAGCTTCCTGAATAATTCCTGCTGTGTCATGCGCTCACCTTCTTTCCGATTACATCCCACCGCTTATAGAAGGCAAGTTCTTCTTCGCCGAGTTGCCGCGCGCATTCTTCTGCATCCGGAAAGTCCTCAAATGCAAGCCCGTCATAATCGCACATTGCCATCTTGATCTTATCAACTGTATCTTCAAGAATCCGCAAAAACATCGCGTCATCAACCTGTGCCGCCGTTTCAATCAGCGAGTAGTACAGTTCTTTCAGCTTGCGCACGAGTTCAACTGAAACATCCTCTTCATCTCCGATTCCGGTTTTCGGCTTGCGCCATTCATATCCAAAATCGAGCATCCATTCAGAAACCGCACTCCATGCCGTATAGGCCGCGTAAGATCGGTCACATGCTTCAAGTTTCCCGCGGCACAAAATGCTGAGATGCGATGCGAGGTACGAGTACCGCATCCCACAAAGTTTTGCAATCTTTTCCTTCACTTGTATCACCTCATTTGATAGTCACGCTTCGCCGGTATTTCAGCTGAGCGCCGGTCACGGCCTGTCCGTCTTTCAGCGCTTGCAGGAGCGCGCGCTTGTCCGGGCGAGTTGTTGCCGGAACCTGTACGGTAAACATGAGCGGGATTTTTGCTTCTTCTGTAATCTCAACCGAGGGAGTTTCCCGTACCGTCACCGTAAACGTTCCCGCCGTGCATTTCTTCTGTCCGCTTGCGATCATAAAGTCAACCTCGGCGTTCTTCATGCGCTCAATCTGTGCCGTCAGCGCCTCAATCCTTCGATCATGCCGCTCCCGTTCAGCTTTGTGCGCGGCGAGTTCTGCTTCGAGCGTTTTCTGGATTTTGCAATAGCTTTCGAGTTTTTCCTCATATCCGAGTCCCGCCATGCTGTCCGCTACAATCTGCTCGTCGATTTCATCCGCCTCCAGCAATTCAAGGAGCCGCCGCGCTTCAGCCGTCATTTCGTACAGAGTCATCTTTATCACCTCCCGTTTCATCGATAATCCGCACGCCGGTGTGAATCCGGAACTTTGTGTCATGCAGGTACTGTCTGTAAAGCCTGTCGGCCAGGATTTTCGCATGCGCCTCCGCCCACGCTTTCAGCGCGATTCTCTGCCCGGTGTACATCATCAGGGCGATTGCCGCCCACGCGAGCATCAAGATCGTCCCTCCGAGCAACTTCTCAATCATCTTCCTCCACCTCGTACTGATCATCATCTTCAATTTCTTCGTCATCCCAAAAGTACCCGGCGTCCGGGTCGCGGAATGTGCCTGTCCGGAACGGGGTTCCGTAAGGGTTCAGCCCGCGCCAGGGCTGCATATCGAAAATCAAAAATGCGTCCGCCATTTCTTTCACCTCCTCGCAAGTGATACCGCAAACGCTCCGGCGATGCTGTCGAGTGCATCTTGTATCGGTATTCCGAGCGTCACAAAGTAAAGCCAGAGCCGCCCCTGCGGTATCTTTTCCGGCGCTTTCAGATCGCTGTATACCGTGTTCACGTGTACTCCCATGTCGCGCGCAAGCTGTTCGCCGGTCATTTCCTCGGCGGTCATTGCCGCTTGTATAATGCCGCGTACCACCTCGGATGGGGTTCTTTTACGTACCATCGCGCTCCCCTTTCACCATGAAGTCAATCGTTACACCGAGCGCGTCGGCAATCCGTTCCGCAACGAGCACGGTCGGCACTTTCGCGTCTACCTCGTATTGTGCAATCGCCGGTCTGCTCACGCGCGCCGCCTCTGCAAGATCGCTCTGCGTCATGCGCTTCGCGTCCCTGAGCCATCGCAGTCTTTCGCCGTAACTCATCATTTCTTCACCTCCTTTCGTTTCAATGCCGTGCCGTTTATTTTAGCCGCCTATTGACTTTTGCGCGTTTGTATGCTATACTGATTATAAGGGGTTATCCCGCAAGCCCTGCTTCTTCGGCTTCGATCGCCGCAAGCATTTCGCTCGCCTCGCGGTATTCCGCCCATGCGTTCGCTTCCCGGTACTTTGCGATTCTGCTGTCCGGTCTGTCGTTCAGGCTCTGCCGCGCCGCGCTCCACTTTGCAAGAGCCGCGTCCGTTGCCAGTTCCAAGATGCGCTTCTGCGTCATTTATTTGTTCCTCCTTTGCCGCCGAGCGGTTTATTTTTAGGTCGTTTGTGTAACCTATGGTTACATTATAACCTAAATTCAGGTCAAAGTCAAGTCCTCTCACTAAATTTAGGAATATTTGTAGAAGTGTACGATGTTATTCCACGAAGAGGAGGCTGTTTTTATGTTTAATACCGATGAATTATATAATATGATTGAATCGTTGCGCGTTACACGGACGCCGGGCATATCGCGTCGTCAGTTGCTTTCTGACTGCGGCCTCGCTCAGAGCACTCTGTCGAACATTGCGAGCGGTTCAATGCCATCTGTCGACAAAGCGGCGGCAATAGCCGAGTATTTCGGAATCTCTTTGGATGAACTTGTCGGGCGGGAAAAAATAAACGCTCCTGCTGAGGCCAGCAGAAGCGAATTAGGAGCGATATTGATGCAGATGAATAGGGACGAAATAGAACGGCTTGTCACGTTTGCACGCTTTCTTCTATCAGAACGACAAGCCCAAGAGCCGCCCACAACGAAATGAGTTCGTCAACGAGCGCCTCCTTTGCCGCGCGATCTTCTTCCGGTTCGATGCATTCGACTGGCATTGCGTTTCCCTCCATGATCTATAGTAGCAGACGGGCGAGTGTGTTTTGTGGTACGGCTAAAGAATACGGCTGTTCTGAGTGTGCCCGCCTTGCTCTATATTTAGTATAGCACATTTTGCCGGTATAATACAAGACTGAAATATGGTTGATTTACGGCTCATAATAGTATGAAAAGGGGTTGAAATATGCTGCAGGATAAAATCGCCGACATTATCGTCAAGCTGAAACGTGTCCGCGCGGACAACGGTTTGTCGTATCAGCGCATAGCTGAACTCGTAGAGCAGAGCGGGGAATATGTCAGCTTGTCCACGATCAAACGAGTATTCGAGGAAGGCTCGGAGGCGTACAATTTCCAGTATGAAAACACGTTGCGCCCCATTGCGAACGCCGTGCTCGGCATTTACAGTTCGGAGGCCGCAGAGCCGACAGCAGATGAGGCCGCGGCAATGCGGGCAATCATCGAATACAAAACGGCAAAGGTCGACGAACTGACTGCCCAGCTCGCGCGGTGTGAGGAATCATATAAAAGACGAATTGAATTCTTGAAGCACCAAATCGAGCTGAAGGACAGCCGGATTGATCGCCGAGACAACCTGATTGAAAGACTGCTTGAAACGCTTTTACAGGTGAATCAGCGTTGCGAGAATTGTCGGAGCAGGAGGCGACTGAAATGAAACGGGCATACATTGCGCTCCCATTGATCGCCGCCGCGCTTTGTGGATGCGGGAGCATTCCGGCGATCGTATCGGATAAACCAGAATCCACCGCGCAAACGGCGAAAAAGAACATTTCCGAATGCTTTGAAGTGGAGGACATTGCGCAATATACGGAGTATGAACGAACCACCATTATTATGAAAGTTCGCGGGATTGAAACAGTGCCAGTCGAATATACCATAATCGCGAAGGATGGCGCGGGAAATGTCATCGGCAAAGAAACCGATGATATATACATTGTCAAAGGCGAAAGCAACTATTTCAAATTCAAGTTTGACACGGAATTGCCGAATGATTGCGATTTATACGAATCAATGCAGGAAGGCATTCGCTTTTCTGACGATACGCGCACTGCAGTCGAAATGATCGCAAGCAATAAGTCTGAAAACCACCTGTTCATCACCGTCCGACAGTTGATAGATAAAATCCCGCCGTTCGCGCGGTACAAAATACTATTCTTCAAAGGTGATACTATAGTATCAGAAGATTCAGGGTACTTCGACGCCCATGCAAAAGCGCTCGGGCGGGAGGGCGCGGAAGATGTCATTGATGTATTTGTATATGAGATAGATTATGACACGTTCGAGTTCCTGTACGAACCGGGATAAAGCATATGGCAAAGGCAAAAAAACTCCCGTCCGGCTCATGGCGCGCGCAAGTTTTCATCGGAATAGTTGACGGGAAACGAAAATACAAGAGTTTCACTGCGCCATCAAAAAAGCAAGCTGAGTTCCTCGCCGCAGAGTTTGCCGCCAAAAAGAAACGGGCGGCACGCCATCCGGACGAGCGAACACTCGCGGAGGCATATGCCCGCTATATTGACATAAAGAGCAATACGATCTCCCCGGCGACCGTTGTCGAGTACCGGCACGCGGCGAACCGGGATTTCCCTGAACTGATGGCGCTCCGCCTGCCGGATATTACGCAAGAGGCAGTCCAGAGCGCTGTCAATATCATGTCGGCCACGAAAAGCCCGAAATCGGTCAGGAATGCGCACGGCCTTTTATCATCCGTCCTCAAAATGTTTGCGCCGGATATACGTTTGACGACCCAGTTGCCGCAAGCGCGGCGGTCAGATATCCACGTGCCGACCGAGGAGGAAATTGAACGCCTTGTCACCGAAGTGCGCGGTAAAGAGTTAGAGAAAGCGATCTTGCTCGCCGCATTCGGTTCACTCCGCCGGTCAGAGTGTTGCGCATTGATCGCCGCAGACATTGCGGGCGACACGGTATCTGTGACAAAGGCAATGGTTCACTCGCCAGAGGGCGGATGGGTAATCAAGCCGCCGAAAAGCCGCGCGGGATATCGCGAGATCAAACTCCCCTCATTCGTGATTGATCGCCTCACGCCCGCCGCGAACGGCAGGATTGTCAACATCGTGCCGACAACCGTTACAAACTACTTCATCAAGGCGCTTGACAAATGCAGATTGCCGCGTTTCCGTTTTCATGATCTCCGACATTATCAAGCGAGTATTCTGCACGCGATGGGAGTACCGGACAAATACATCATGGAGCGCGGCGGCTGGAAAACCGACAGCACGTTGAAAAACATATATCAGCATACAATGGACGCGAAACGGCAGGAAGTAGAGGCCGAAATCTGCCGTCAGTTTGAAGAAGCCCATAAAAAAAGGAAAAAGCCCGCTGAGGAATAACCCTCGGCGGGTTTCGTGCTGCATTTCGTGCAGCATACTGAAATATAATTGTGTTTGATACCGCTAAAATTCTGTGACTTGCCGACAACGCAGAAACGGCAAAACGCGCGCAGATGCGTAAAAATCCCGCATTTGCACGCGCTTCTGAAAATCGGAGTGACAGGATTCGAACCTGTACCCATCACACGTATTTTCGTATTTTTCATGTTCCCGTGTTGCATTTCGTGCAGAATTTGGATTTTGTACGCTTTGTAAATGCCGGTAAAGTGTACAGGTTTTTTCTGCACGGATATGCGCGAGAGCGATCTTATTCGTCCTCCGCGATCGCCTTTCCGTCCTCCTCGGTCTGTTCGTAAACGAAACCGGCCTTTTCTATTTCTGCGTCAATGTAACGTGTAATCATTGCCGTCAGGGATAAGCCCCGGCTCGCGGCGAACGCCTTGTATTTCGCTTTCGTTCCTTTGTGGAGCGTCAGGCTCAGCTTTTCGAAATTCTTTGCCAAACTCCGCATCGTTGCCGCGCGCACCTTTTCCTTGTCTCTTGCCATAAAAACACCTCCGTTATTATTTTACTGCAAATGATTGTTTTTGTCTATTGCCATTTTGCACAAAGATGCCGCCTAAACTTTATGGAACATTTTGTGCAGAGAGGACTTGTAATTAGCCGCCTAATATGCTATAATATACATGTAAGGGGCAAACGCCCAGAGCCAACGAACAGCCAAACGGCAGGAGGAAACGGCAATGGCAAAGCGTGATGAATATGCCGCAATGTACCGGCGCAACGCCGAAAAGATGGCACCGTATGAAGCGCTCAGCAAAGCGTATAGAGCGCGCGGCGACATTAAAACGGCGAGGAAATACAGATCGCTGTACACCGACCTCAAGGCCGAAATTGACGCGACGGTGTATGCCGTACTGATGGAAGAAGAAAGCTGAACAGACAGGCCGAGGCCGGGCGGCAAAACCCGGCAGAAAGGATGATCGCAATGAAAAAGAAGCTGGCAGAGTGCCCGAACTGGAAAAAGGTTATCTTCTCCGACAGGGCAATACTCAGAAAGGATTTGGAGTTGTTTAGCAAATGGCAGATTGAGGCGCTGATGGAAGTGATCGTTGAGCCGACCAAAGAGCGCGGAGTGTACCGCGTGCATCATTGCCCGATGGATTGATCGCCAGAGCCGCGCCGGGGCGGCAAAACCCCGGCTCAAAGCGGATTGGCGACCTGCACAAAATCTCTCCGTGAAGATTGTGGAACATTTTTTACATGAAGGACTTGTATTTAGGCGGCTAATGTGCTATAATATACTTGTAAAGGGCAAACGCCCAAAACCATATGACCGCCGAACGGCAGGAGGAAACAGCAATGAAAAAGAACAGCATTTTGGCGCGCGTGAGAGCGCAGGGGTACGAAACGGTAGAGGACTTTATGTACTACCTCGGATGCGACAATTACAGCGAAATGATGGAAACGCTCGACTACCTGGAGAGCACGGCAGAATTTAAGAAGCACGGCACGAACTACGGCGGAGGCCGCGCAAGCCGCTGAAAACACAATACGCCGAGCCGGGGCGGCAAGACCCCGGCACGATCTCAATACAACACGCCGAACGGCAGGAGGGAAAGAAAATGAAAGCATTTAGAATCAGATACCGCATGAAGGGATATAACGGCGCGCCGAACGTGACCTATGGAGTTTTTGCAAGCGCTGAGGACGCGGAGGCATACTTTGAAGCAACATGGAGCAGATTTAACGATCTTATCGACATCACCGACATCACGGGCTGGAAAAAGGGGAAGGGAATGCTGAGCGCGATTAGCGTTTGCAAGTAACCGGCACAAAGGCCGCGCGGGCGGCAAAGGAGGAAACGGAAATGAAGTATTACATCATCGGCACTGCGCAGGACGGCAAGAAGCGAGTGATTTATACCGCCTCGAATATCGCCTATGCACGAAAGCGCGTGCATGATCTGATTGAAATGGACATGCACGTGCTCAGATACACGAACGGATATAACATTGTGACCGCGCGGCTTGAAAAGGAATATCATAGCGTATCAATTTACACGGACGAGCCGCACAACTCCCGATTTATGGCCGGGGTAAAGATCAAAGCTGACAACGCGGCCGCGGTACGGGCATACGAAAACGGCGATCAATAAGATAAGACAAGCCGAGCCGGGGCGGCGAATCCCCGGCAGAAAGGAAAAGCATCATGGGAACATATCTTTTGAACGCGGAAACGCAGAAACTCGAACTGCACTTTGCACGGGAAGAGTACATGGCACTGAGCGAGGACATGAAACGGCGAATCAAGAGTGCTTGCCTGTTTTCGCGGCGGAGCGGAGCATGGGTTTCGCGCGGCAAATATCCGAACACGTACACGGCGGAAAAGATCGCGAAGGAGATCGGACTGGAGTACACGAGCATTGAGGGCGAGGC